GTCTCCTGATGGAATGACTCTCATAGCTGAACCTGTTAAACGACCACCAGCTCTTCTAAAAGCACGCTGTCCAATACCAGATACTTCATGTTCTTTAGTAAGACCTTTAATTGTATTTCTTATAGCATTGTAATCACCAACAGCACGCCCTAGTCTTAAGTTAGCAGAGTTAATTTTTCTCAAAGTTTTAGAAGGTACCAAGTTAGTTACATCGTTAGAAACAATTGAATATGTATATATATAACTTCGTAAATCATTTACTGACTCAGGAAATTCTAATTGGCTGTTACTGTCTTGTTCAGCAAATACAAGATAACGCCTTCCTGCTCTAGCAGTTTTTGTTTGCCTTAAGCTTCTTCTAGATCGTCCTATTATTTTTTGTTCTATTCTTGGTCTTTTAGCAGCCATTAATATCCACTTTCTAAAATAAGTTGTTTGTAAAAAATACTTCCAAATCTATCTTTAACTAATTTGACTCCTTTTACATTCCATTTTGAGGAATCATAAATGACTCGGTCTTTTACATTTACATCTGTAGTTGAAGGAACCATAACACGAAGTCTTATTAAGTTTGATTCCAAATTATCATCGTCATCTTCTGTTGTTTCTTTTGTATGAATTACTCTTGCTTGTACACTAGATGAACTAGATGACCATGCTGTTACTTCATTACCTCTATCATCTAGAGTTACTGAACCAGATAGTCTTTCTATAGCAATTGTTTCATTTAATAATGCTGTTGTTATTGAAGGCATATCACAATTATAACACTTGAAAAACACGAAATCCCCTACCTTTTCAAGCAGAGGATTCCGATAATTTCGGGTCGCAATTACTCTAAGTTTAGCAGGTTGTATTCTTCCAAATCTTTTATAAGAAGCTCTTTAGCTTCGTTCTTAGTTCTTTGTTGCCAATCTCCAAACAACTGTAGTTCTTGTTGTCTAATGTTATTATCTTCAATTTTCATAATTTTATTATATTTAATTTTGTTTCTTGAATAACATTCCATATATCGTTTTGAACTATATTGTAATCCTGAAGATGCTTTTCTAGACCTATGAAAAAATGAGGCAGGAAGTGGTCCTAATGACCTTATACTTGCACAAGTTTTTTCTGTTACTGTTGGATTAGGAACATCTCTTTTATCGTAATAAGCTTTTACAATTTTAACATTACAATTATTACATTTGTTCATTCTTTTATCTCTACCTACTTTTGAAACATAAAAATTGTCTATAGGTAGTGTTTTATCACAGAATGGACATAGTTTATGAGAAGGATAATGAGTTAGGTTATACGCTTCTTGTCTTATCAATTCTACTTGTTGTTTTAGATGTGGTTTATCTTGTATCCAAGTATTTAATTTTCTTACACTAAAATTAGGAATATCTTTAAAAGTATGAGCTGTTATAAAGCCTCGAGCTTTTGAAATTTTTTCTAGAGCTAAATTAAATATTTCTAAGTTAAAGTCTGAAGCACCTGCTAATCCAAATTGTTCTCTAAGTTGTCTTACTCTTTCTCTAGAGCAACCCCATTCATCAGCCCAAAACAGATTTGTTTTAATTGGATCTGATGTTATTTTTTCTACAATTTGTTCTCTAGTAAGCTTTTCTTTGGTATATCTTTTAGGTCCTGAAAATTGAGGTAATTCGTTTAAATTCTCCATATTGTTTAGTATGTAAGGTGTCTCTACTTTAACATTATCCATATCAGAAACTAGCCTTTCATCAGCTAATTCATTGTCGTTTATTCTATCTTCATATTTGTCCATGTTTCTCCCATCTATTAACATATAATAAATCTTAGCATAAACTTGTATTAATGCAAGAACCTTACTAGAATTATATTACTGATAGGAAAGGACTGTAATTTGGTAGAAGTACCTTTTGTGGATACAGCACCTGTCTTTGAGGATGAAATCATTCACAAAGGCAACTATATGATACATGTAAGGTGGAATCCTTACATGACTTGTCACGAAGCAGATGTCTTTAAAGTAAAGACAATCGGGACAAATCCTTCGTACACGCATATCGGTGTAACAGCAGGAAAGTCAAAATCAATAGCTGTATCTGACGCAGAAATGCTTATTATAGATTAAAGACTATCTAAACAAAGGAGATTAACAATGATAGCTGAATGTCTGCTACTCTTAGCAAGTTTTCAACAACCCATAATTAACAATCAACCTACTGTAGATGACATCTATGAAGTAAAGCAGTGTATGAAAAGTTTTCCAAAAAATATGTCTGATCACACTCAATACTACATTATGCACTTTGAACCTGAAAATCTATATACGGCATTTAGAATTGGTTGGTGTGAAAGTCGTGGCAAATCAAATGCTTTTAGATTAGAAGATAATGACTCGGGTGTCATGCAATTTATTCCAAATACCTGGAAATGGATGGTTGAATTACACGGAATACCTGAATGGGACTCTTGGGTAATTACTAGATTTGGTATGCCTTATGAGTCTAATAAGACCTCTAAAACAAATACTGGTTTTGATTTTAGACCTGTCCAATATTCTGCTTATTGGAATATATATGCAGCATCACTTTTGGCTGAAGATACATATTCAAATACAAGATGGAACGATTGGAACTCAAGCAAATGGTGTTGGGGCGATGCAGAAAAATGGGAGCGTATGTGGCGAAGTCAAGAATAAATGTTAATATTTAATTATGTTTTATAAAGATGGACCTTATATTCCTAAAGAAACTTTAAAACTTATTGATAGAAAAAATAAAATAGAAAAAGAGTTAAAAGAAATATATATTAAGTTAGGAATTAATGAAGATAGGTAGTTTGTTTTCTGGTATCGGTGGTTTAGATTTAGGAATTGAAAGAGGACTAAAAGACTTTGATGCTGAAACAATTTGGCAAGTAGAGTTTGACCCTTATTGTGCAAGTGTTTTAAAAAAGAAATGGCCGAAATCAAATGTCATCAATGATGATATAAATAATGTAGATTTCAGTAAATTAGAACCTGTTGACATGTTGATAGGGGGATTCCCTTGTCAGTCATTTAGTTATGCAGGTAATAGGAAAGGAATGAGTGAAGAAGATGAGCGAGGAATATTATGGTATCAATTCGAAAGAGCCATTAGCGTTCTTAAACCAAAATGGGTTGTTGCAGAAAATGTCAGAGGACTCCTCACAGCCAAAGACGACGAAGGAAATAAAGGAGGAGCAGTCGGAAGAGTTATTTCTTTCCTTTCCAGTAGCGGGTATAGTGTTGAATGGCAAATTGTATCAGCAGCCTCGGTTAATGCCCCGCACCTTAGAGAAAGAGTATTCATCGTGGGAAACTCCGAACACTTTAGATCACTTGAAACCGAGAACAGGGGAAGCTTTGGAGAACGCTCTGTACCGTGGGGACAAATCCAAGAAGAGCAAAAGAAAAAGTACGGGCAACTTGAGGGAGAATCCAAAACTTTGGTCAACTCCAAGAGCAAGTCAAGCATCCAAGCCAGTGAACAAACAAGCACCGTCGGTGAAGGCGGGGAAACACGGTTCGACTCTAGAAATGGACATGGGGGAGAGGAACCCAAAACTTATTGGCAAAAGGTTGAACAGCAAGTGGGTGTCCCTACTTATGGGGTTCCCGTCGGATTGGCAGGAAGATTAGGTCTTCCTAATTATTGGACATACAATGCAGATGTTTTACATTGGCCTACTCCTACAACACAAGAAGTTCTTCATAAAAATATGAAACTTAATGAAAAAGGTAGGAGACTAACAAAAGACGGTACAGATTCTCATAGTCTTAACTTACAAGACAGAGTTTATTTATCACAAAAATGGAGAACTCCTACAACTATGGATGGTAAAGCAGGAGAGGATGCTTTAAAGTATGCTACTAAATTACTTCAAGGAAAAACAAAAAGAGCTTCGGGTCAACCTGTGCAAATAACTTTGGCAGACCAGATTGCTATTGATGAGATACATAAGAATCCTGAATTATTTGAAATTTATAAAGACCACGAAATATTAAAAAGACCTTACCTACCAACACAAAAGCAATTTGTAGATTATCTTAGGTCTCAAACATCAGTTAAGGTATTATCAGAAAATATAGATATTAAGAAGACAACTATCGAACATTGGTTTAGATATGACAAAGGTGGATTCTCTTATCCGACCATAGAAGATTGGGAAGCTATAAAACCTTGCTTAAGAAAATTAAAGTTTGATAAAGAAATGACAACAGTAGAAAGTTTTGAATGGCAAAGACAAAATTGGCAAACACCTCTAGTAACAAGTAGTAGACCAAGTACAAAAAGAATTGCAGAAGGAATAAATCCTAAAGGTAATCTTGCAGAAAATCCTTATGTTTATAAAGATGATTATGTAATAGAACCATGGGAAACAGTACCTAGAACAATAGAAGATGAACCTGACAGGGTAAATAAAATAAAAGCATTAGGCAACGCAGTTGTTCCTGCTTGTGCAGAGTTTGTAGGAATTTGTATTTCAAATTCTCTTAAGTATGGAACACTTGTTTTTGATAGTAGATATGAAAATAATTAAACATTTAAAAGATAGGTTTTCTTATTGGCTAGAAGTTAGAGCTTATGAGAAACAAAAAAGAAATGAACCACTTTGGGTTGCAGAACCTGAAAATGTTATATGTGATAAATTACTTGAATCTTTAGAAAAATACGAAAATTAAAACTGAACTTTTCTTTTAGAAGCTTTACTAGCCTTATCTTTCATAGATTGTGAAACTTTAGATGGATCTGTATTCCAATCAACTCCTACAGTACCATACATGTATACCCTTGAAGATATTTGTCTTTGTGATTTAGCGTTACATTTCTCACACTTTATTATTGGGTCTTCGTGTATTGAATGTCTTACATCAAATAAATGCTCACATTTAGAACATTTATACTCATAAAGAGCCATTATTTAATCGTCTGAGTCTTCTTTAAAGGCTTTACAAATTTTAAGATATAAGTTGACCATGTCGTCAGCATCTTGAACAAGATTAATTCCTTTAATTCTCATATAGTTAAATTGTTTGAGAACCATTTCTTTAAATTGCTCATCATCGACGAGTTCGTTAACAGCATCTTCTCTTTTTGTACCTTCTGGGAAATTAAAATCTGTCATATTAATCTAGTATACCTGCTGATGTAAAGAATTGTCTCTTGTACTTGCTTAATATTTTCATATCAGCTTTTTGCAACAGGTCAGAATTCATTTGGTCTAGCACTGATTCATAAGTAACTTGATAATCTCCGATACCTTCGTTCTTAACCATTTGAAATTTACCCTCAGATCCCGATGCTAAGTGAGTTTCGACAGCACCTGATGGTTGTTGTGAACCTAGAGACAATGCAGAAACAACTAATCTACCTGCACATCTAGCTACAACATACTTAATATCTTTAGGAACATCTTCTGCTGTTCCTTCGCTATCAGAATATCCTGCTTTATAAACAACTGTAATGTTTTGTAATCTAGCAGAAGACCATTTTTCTCTACCAACCTTACGGAGTCGTCCAAGACCAGGATAACTAACATAATCGTTAGTATTTCCCTCGGTAAGAGAGGTACCGTCTTCTGTAACTGAAGTTATAGAAACTATAGGAGAACGCTTTAAGAAGATATCTTCTGTCTTGTCTCCATCAAATTTTTCTGTTATTGATGCTGAATAGTTTGGGTTATATCCAATGTAGTTTGCTACAGCATCTTCTACTGTAGGAATTAATAAATTCGTACATGTAGCTTGATCTGTACTGCCTAGGTCAATACCAAGCACGCTTTCTACATCACTAAAAGTAGCGAGTGCCATTTAAAGTCTACTTATCTTCAGCTGGTTTTTTTGCTTTAGTTTCTGGTGCTTCTTTAGTAGCTGCTTTTTTCTTTGCAGGAGCTTTCTTTCCCCAACCTTGCTCTTTTAACCAAGCAGTAGGGTATTCTTTTCCAGCTTTTGCAATATTTTCAGCATTACTCTTTGGTAACTCAGACATAGGACCTTCCCAGATACTACCGTCTGACATCTTCCAAATAGATTTTTCTACTTTTGTAAATTCTGCCATGAAATTTTTTTCCTTAATCTTTAATAATAATTATACTATCGAAATTTGTAAGGGGCAGGTTTACTACCCCTCACAAAAATTTTTAACTCAATATGGATTACATATTTAGTAACTTGTGGAATCCTGTTTGTCTATAAACAGGGAAACCAACACGCATTGTTGCTCTAATAGCTAATTGATTCTTAACAAAGAAATCGCTATGGCTATCTGTGATGGCAAGGTCAATACCTTGTCTCATTACAACATTTGCACATTCGCCGCCACCGAACCTACCAACTAACACTGTGTTGTTTGGTATAGCAGTGGTCGGAACTACTTTAACACCCCAAATTTGGGCTGATGGTCCAGCACCCATTCCGCCGGCTGCAACAAAAAGAGGACTCTTTTCTGCATATCCTGCTGAAGAAGTACCTGCAAAGTCAGCACCAACTGAAGTCACGATTTGATTCCAGTCATTTGGGTGCATAACAATAGCATCAGGTTCTGTAAAGGAGTTTACACGAATATCAGTAATTGCATTATAGATTGCTCCAATTCTTCCCAAGTTACCGTTGTAACTGTTGAAGTCTGAAGAACCTACTGAGCTCTTACCTGCATCCAATAAACCTTCTAAGTTAGGGGCAGTACCGTTACCGGATATTAACTGTCCGTCTAATCTTAGCTTTAACATGGTTTGAAGTCTTGAGTTTACATAACCTTGAATTCCAGCTTCGTCAGAAAGCAATTCATCTGTAACAGGTATAAATACACCCATTTTTCTGATTGCTTCTGTCTTTTCTGTAAATGCAAGAGCAGCTTCGCCTATAGCAGCACCTTCAGCAGCTTCAGCTGCATTGTTGGTGAATGTAGTCTCTTCAAGATAACTAAAAGAGTTTTGGGTTGATTCGATTTGGTCGAATAGCCCAATAACTGCATTTGGATCTCTAAGAGCTGACTCTAATATTCCAGGCTCTCTCAAAACCTCAGGTGGATAACCTGTGGTTGTTAATGAAGTTTTAAATTCTGTTGGATTAAAGCCTACTTTGGCATCAATACCTTTTACTCCATTATTTTTGTAGTTCTTATAAGCGTCTGTGTTAACAAATTGCTCTCCAACTGATGTTGGTTGAACTTTCTCCGATTTATAAGTTGCTTCGGCTGGTTTTGAATCAGCTTCGATAGCTGCTTCATTTTTACTTTTAGTTGAAGCTAAATTTACTTCATCTACTAATCCAGCGAGTTCCGTGTTTCTGTCAGCAATAGCCTGCTTTTGGTCAGCAGTATATCTACCGTCTTCAACTGACTCAAAGAGTTCTTTTAATTCAACTCTTTTTGACGCTAACTTTTCACGAAGATCTTTAATGTCTTGTGACATGTTATTTGTCTCCTATTTCTAGTTTAGAATTTTTCTAAACTGTAGCTTATATTTCGTCTAATTCGGTTTCAGCTATAAGAGATTCAGTGACTGTATGTTGAGCCTCGAGAAGAATTCCATCTATTTCATCATCTTCTTCGTCTTCAACAACTTCTTCTTCAATAGAAACTTCTACTTCTTCAACTTCTTCTACTTCAGATTCTTCTACTTCTACTTCAACGACTTCTTCTGTATCTTCAGTTTCTACAACGGTATCACCTTGAGTTTCCTCAACAAGGTTGTCTTCTACTATTTCCTCAGATGAAGCTTCTTCGACTGTTTCAGTTTCAGCAACTTCTTCTTCTGTTTTTTCCGTATCAGGAATTTCTTCTTCTATTTGAGTAACAAGTGTTCCGACTTCGACAATGACTTCATCGATTTCGTTCCAAGCCTCATTTAAGTCTTCTTGAACTGCTCTTAAAGCATCCGTAGCTTTCTCCGACAATTTCCTACCATCCTGTGAACGCAAAGACCCTATAGCCTTCGCTCTTTCAACTAAGTCATCTAATGCGATAAGCACATCTTTGACTTCTTCCGAGAAACGCCTTCCTGACACGCTGGATTCGGTTTTTTCAGAAACTTCTTCAGACCCTTTGTTGCCACCTTGGCAGCATGCTTCATCTTTAGGATCTGATTTTAATTCTTTTTTACTCTCTTTATAACAAGAGCCATCTTCATCATGATTACATGAACCATATTTTTTTCCTTGAGTTTTCTCATAAATAGTATCTTCACCTGATTTAATTGCTAGTGTATATGTTTCTTGGTTTGCACCAACTAGCACAGGGGATACTTCATAAACTGTTAATTCTTTTAGATAACGAACATCATATTCATCGCCTTGCTCGTCTGATTTTTTAAAAGGTGCAACTTCTGAATCATCAACCCTAAAACCAAAAGACCATTGTTGTAAGTCTCCCATTGATTTTACTAAGTTGTATGCTTCTTTTCCTGCTTCTGTTTCCATAAAGAATGAACC